TTTTCAGGTTGTTTCATGAATTCATTAAGTGATATTGTTAGTTTAAAACGGTCCCGGAAGTTATCATACAATCTTTGAGCCGTTAAATGGCTGTCCTTCATGTAGGGTTGTATGGTCTCCCGGAGGTCCTTCTGGGTTTTAATCGTCATAACTTATCAGTTCTTCTTGTTCACCACTGTCACATCAAGGGGGATGATAGCCCCGGCACATAGTGTGGGTTCCTTAGCCCTGGGGGTGATATTAATTGATCGCCTCTGGATGAGGTTGTTAAGTCCATGTTCTACTCGTAACCCCGGCACGCCGAGGGTTTTATCATCCTCAATCTCTGCTAATACACTGCTGATCATAGTCTCCAATGTTTCATAACTGGATTCACTCTCACCAGGCGTGAGGAGCATCAATAATCCTTCACTTAGTATGCTCCCCCGGTCCCCGATGGGGTGGATAGCCTTCTTACTATCACCAAGTCCGAATATAGCGGTGTTACCCATATAGAGTGTGAGGACTCCGGGGCTGCCGGTGAGTACGGTTTTAAGGAGTGGTTGACCCTCGACTGTGATGCCTTGTAGCATAGTTTTAATGGCTGTTCGTGCTTCGTTAAAATCATACGCCATAAGTTATCTACTCCAGTAAGTCATTATAAAAAGATTCAAGGCGTTTCTCAATGTAACTGTCTGCTCGGTCCGCTGCACGATCCGGAAAAGGATTAGGCGATGTCCCAGGGTGCATTACCCTACGAACAGGATGTTCCGCCCCTTCCCAGTATAACCAAGGACTTCCCTCAATAACATGGGGGCTGGTTCCAAGGATAACAAAAGCCGCGTGCTCCACAGTAGGCCAAATTAACCGTTCCAATGAGGACACTTCATCCGTGGTGATGCTATTCTGCAAATCACCCAACCGTACCGGAGCCTCATCCTTCATCAACACCTCCACATCTGCTGCGAGGTCATCGAGTAAGTTAGTGAGGGCATTGGGTAGGCGGTCAGCTATTCGGCTGAGTTCGCCTTCAAGGGCTTGGCTACCGATGTTAATATCAATACTACCCATAATCTTATTCCTCTGGTTTGGTCACTGCCAAGAACCTTATGGGGCTTCCACGATTCCCCGCGTCCTCCTCATCACTGAGTTGGTCATCCACAAAACCCTGTAAAATTTCGAGGGCTTCTTCCTCCCATTTAACCGCCGTGGGGCTGAGTTTATCCTGATTACTTAATAGGATGTTAAGGATGGCCGCCGCCGAAAATAGTGTCCCCGCATCGATAAACTCCTGCGGGGTTGTTGTGGAGGGGGTGTAGTCACTGAGGTTGTTACTGATGAATCGGTCTACTCGGTTGTCTCCCTGGGTGCATCCCTCCGTGATTAGGTCACTGTCATCTGCGTAGTTGTATTCCTTTAATAAGACTGCTAATCTGTTGGTGTCTGCGTAGGCCATCCCATATCAACTCCAATAAAAGTTTCTTAGGCAGCTGCGGTTAACTCAGCAACACTGTAAGTAGCACCATTCGAGACACAAACATAAGACTTACCAGACTCATGACTATCCTGATAAACCCCGATGAAACCAGCCCCCACCGTTGCGGCTGCTCCGAAAGCGGATACACACTCCGCATTGGTAGGTGCTCCACTGGTGTCTGAGGTGGCGTAACTCATAGGAGCGGTAGATGTCACGGCATCGAATACTCCGTTACTATCAAGGGTGGCTACGGTGGCAGCGGCACTGTCCTGGAATATGATCTTATTCGCGGCACTTGCGTCTCCCATTTTTAGGATTATGTCTTCGTCCCCATCAGCTATGATAGCCATGTCTGTGGCGGTTTTGGCGGTTAGGGTTGCGATACCAGATACATTCCCGGTCACATTCCCGGTCACATTCCCGGTCACGTTACCCGTGACAGGACCCGCAAGTCCAGCGGCGGATGTGATTAATCCATTACCATCTATCTTGGCAACTTCCACCCCGTCACTGTCCTTAATGGATAACTTCTTGGATGTGTCGTTGGCTCCAAGGGTCATTATTATATCTTTAGCACTTGCGGCGGTGATTGCCAGGTCAGCGGCGGTTGCTACTACTCCAGTGACGAGTACTCCGCCATTTTCGATTATTGCATCTTTTAAAGCTCGTATTTCTCCACTTAGACTCATAATTATTTCCTCCGTTCCACTCAGTTATGAGCAATTTCAATTTCTTTTAAAAAAAAGGTAAGATATAAGGACAAACTCGCAGTCAGTCCTTATGGGTGGGTAGCATCAGGGAAACAAGCCACAAAAGCAGTTTCATTCTCAAAGTCCTGATCAGTCTCCATACCAATAATCCAATCAGTACGGAAAGCCTTAGGCACCCGATCAGGTTCAATGGAGACATCCTCAAAGACACCATACACCATGTTCTTAGGGTTACTCATCAAGATAGGGGCACCATAAGCCGCAACCCCTGCGGTACTATCAAGGACGGGGGCGTACTTAACCTGGAATCCCTTGTATGGACGGGCCACACCGGTCTCCATAGCCTGGTCACCAGCAGCAGTCTGACGATCACCCCATTCATCCACATATAGGTCGAAGTAATCCCAACCCATATAAAAGGTGATGTCCCGTGGTTGGGCCATGTACTTCTTAGGATACAAATCTATACAGGCTTTCAGGGCACCGACTATACCATCATTAGGGTAGTCGAAGTCCTTACCAGCCCCGGTACCATAAAGGTGTTGGCCGGTTCCGGCTCGTTTAATCCATCCATCCTGGGCGTGAAGAACAGCAATGTCTCCACCATCTCCATCTCCGGTGTATTTGGCGGTGTCTCCCCATACGGCGAGTTCCTCCCAGTCCTGGCCGGCACGGTCAGCGAACATGGAGATGAGGGTGGATTCGAAGTTGGTCCGGCCCTCAATGGTCCTCCTGGCGGCTTGGTCGGTTAATCCTATCATAGCTGCAAAGTGCTTAGCAGTTAACACATTCTGGCCGGGTGTGGGGTCACTGTAATCAGTTAATGCAGTGTTTTCGGCTACTACTTGCAGGATACGTGATCCGAATGCGATCCGGTCTATGTTAACCACATTGCTGTCCATTGTGACTCGGCGGGCATCGTTTAGGATGGTTCGGGGTTCGGTGGCTTCCCGGATGTATTGGTTGAAGTATTTGGGCTGTAACACACTCGTAGATAATGTGCTGATGGTGGTTACGGCTTTCATTACCATGTCATTTAAATAGTCAATGTTGCTCATTCTTATTTCCTCCACTTATTCTTTGTGTATTTTGCACCCGAAAGCGTCCCGGTCCTCGAATTCAAATTTGAGTGCCCGGTCTTTGTCTGCTTCGGGTTTTTCTTCATCTTGACCTTCTATCTTTTGGCTTTCGCCTTCTCCGAGTTTAGTTTTGAGGGCTTCTATCTCGGCCTGGGCTTCTTCGAGTTTCTTTTCAGCCTCTGAGGGTTCCGGTTCGGATTCATCTTCCACTTCGGCTTCGGGAGCCTCTTCATCTCCGGGTTCGTCTTCTTGTCGTTGTAATTCTAATTCAGCCTTAACGGCCTCACGAACTAATTTTGTTAATTGTTCTTCGTCCATGTCAATATCCTCCAATACATTTTTTTTGTCTGCCTCAGTCTGCCCTCGTTCATTTAGGGCTTCATTTATGAGGTTTTGTAAACTTTCAAATGCTCCTTGTATCTTTTTTAGTGTGGCGTTGCTGAACCGACGACCGGCCTTATCAACCTCATCCTGTTGTTTTATTGAACAGAATAGGGCATCAAAGACACACGGCTCATCCACAATTGATACGGTGACGGGCATCGGATCCTCCAAGTCAGCGATAAGTGTACGCTTAGCAGCCAGTACCTCTTCGGCAGCGTCCCGTGACATATAGGATGCACTGAATCCTTTATAAGTGCCGTCCTGTATCTTCTGCCAGGTGTCGTCATCGGTCACCTTAATAGTGGTCATCCACGTACCCCTTGGCAATGTCACCTGGTTGCCCTGAGTGTTCCGAGTGGTTAGGGGTTCTTTAAGTGTCCAATTCTCCACCGCAACCCCCACACTCTGTTTGGTGGCTCCGTAGACGTGCATCTCATCACTTAGTTGGCTGGTGGTATTATAGAAATGCACCATCGATTCAATCTCATCCACCGTTAATAGTTTCTCGCCACGGGGGTAGTCACAATCCGGACAATCCGGAATAGCCACCGGCCCCGTTACAAGTCGTTTAGCATCATCTTTTAGTGTTATCAGTTCCATAACAATCATCACCTCAAATAAAACTTTAAAAAGAAATTAAGAAACACTAAATAAGCCAACCCGGACAGGAATAGATAAAAAATATTCATTATACTCATTCTTCCCGTGGCTTGCTTGTTTCATCTGCCATCTCACCCGCTTGTTCCTCAGTTCTGAAGAATGTGGCTGTGCATCGGCAATTCGGGTGGAGTGGGGGTAGCATATCCTCATCCTCTGGGACATGGAATGTGTTCCCGTCATAGGTTTCATAACAGTCATCACAACAATCACCAGCACTGACTACGATGAAGTATTCCTTACCCTTAGCCTCCGCCTTAACAAGTTCGGCCTGGTTCCGGGCATAGACTGTTTCGGTCCTTGCGATGACCTCCGCTCTATTTTTGGTCATGCCTTCGATGTTCTTAGCCATCTCATCCCTAGCATACCGCATACCCTTCTGATTATTGATACTTTGTTCGAGGGTGTTCCGTAGTTGACTGGTGGTGTCGGTTCCTAGTTTGGTTAAGTGGTCCATGGTCCGGGTTCGGATAATCTCTTTGGTTAATTCCTGAGTACCACCGGGGGGTAGGGATTTGACTAAGTTCATATACTCCGTGGCCACCCCGTTCACCGCCTCCATAAAAAAGGGCATATTAGCCTCTGTAGTCATGGGGTTGGCTTGGACATAGATTCCCAGGCGTTCCCGGAACTCCACGAGTGTTTTACTATTGGTGGCGAGGTCTTCCACATCGGCTTCGATCCGTTCCATGACCCGCCTGAATAGTTTTATGTTCTCGGTGATAGCGGGGGTGTCAGCTTTAGCAGCTGCATGGTGGATGGGTTGGGTGTAAAGGTTAGGTTGTGAGGGTGCCTTTAAGCTTCTTAATGAGTCGTCCACTAATTGTGCTATCTTCAGGGCTGTCTCTGTTTTCACGTGCCACCTCCTCCAATATTCCATCACGTAGATTCTTTAGGGTTTCCACCACATCCACAGGGACAGGAGTTTCAGGAGTGTAATCAATAGGAACCCCATTAAGGTAATGAGCATCAAGGGCCGGGTGCTCCACTGGTTCTAATCCGAACCGGTCCCCGAATGTTTTAATCAACTGACTTGGTGTGACAGCTGCCATCTGGAATAATTCCTTCATAATGGCCAGGTCGCTCTCTTCATCCTCTAAGTCAATCGGGTTAAAAACAAACCTGTAATCAGTAATACCGAAGGCACCTTCAACGATATACCGGTTAATAGCATCCTCCCAGAGTTGTTGGCGGGGCTGTATTACACCGTTCTTATAATTCTTTTTAGATTCGATGGCGGTGTTTCCGCCGAGTGATCCGGCTTGCATGACTCCGATTCGGTAGGGGTCCATGCCGTGGGCGGTTATGACTTCATCCCGGTTATCCATCCGATACAAACGGAAACTGGCATCCTTAGTCTCCGTGGATAATGGTTGGAACTCCACTCCCACGTTGCTTTTTTCTAACCCATCACGTGAAGGGATTGATATAACCATTGTACTGTGAGGGTTCTCCTGGATAGATTGGAGTTGCTCCTGGAGTTGTTCCTCCAATAATGTTAAGCCACTAGTCTCATCCCGCTCCCCCTCATCAAAGTCACCAGTAATCGTGATAGCATAAGTAGGAATACCATAGTTCTCAAAAAAGGCTACATTGTAGGTGGCTCGGCCCTGCTCACCATACATAGTAGGAATAGCGGGTATACTATCCGGGAAACCATAATAATCAGAACGGGCAGTGTGGTTGGTTAAGTATAATAATTCATTCGCTCTCCGGCCCAATGCCTCCGGGCTTTGTGGAGCATCAGTGTTAAATGAATCCCCGGTGTTACTATCAATCTCACCCTCATATTCGATGTTCTTGAACCAAACCTTACCGGTCCCCCTCTCCTGGAGAAACTTGGTTTTATCCTTATGGATCCGGAATGTGTGGGCGGGTATGTAGACGGCGGTTTTGGGTTCGGCTTTAGGGTTGTTATTATACCTTACGAGTTCTATGCCGGCGTATCCTACTTCCTCGAAGTCCTGGGCGGCTTTCTGCCATGTCCCATGGGGTACTCGGTTTTTAAAGAAGTCCTCTAACTTCTTTTTGTTGGTTTCGCTGCCTTTTCCGTCAGTGGTGGGTTGGATAACAAAGCCACTGCCGGCTACGTCTAATGCTTTTTGTTTACAGCACCGGTTGTGGTAGACGTTGACTTCGGTTAATGTGACTAACTGGGTGGGGTTATATAAGGGTTCTACTATGCCCCGTGCAGCGTAGGTTGATGTGAAGGGGTCTTCGGGTATTTGTTGACTGCCATTGTTGCTACTCTTTATTGAGTATTTTTCTAGTATTCCTGGCCTGACTAATCGGCCCCGATCTGTGTATATGTAACTCTTCATCCGTTATCGTCTCCG